GTTTACCAGAGGGTTTATTATTTTATCTATTATTTGACCGTAAAATTCTTTATCTACCCCTCCACTATTTTGTGTATTTTGTACAATTGTATTTTCTTCTTTTTCCTCAATAAATGTGCACGTTTTTTTGTGCCTTGATAATGATGGAAATTGGTTATAACTCTTACCACATACGCAGTCATATTCTTTTACGACTTTTACGTTAGCATTATTAGCATTTATTAGCATTTTATGCTTACGAGTGGATAAATGTTTATCAAAATCATATTTACGACAGCAATTATAATCACACATTTCACAATAAAATTTTTTTACGACTTTTGACGACTTTTCAATTAGCATTTTCCTTAATATATGCTAACATAAAAATTGCGCGAAATCAAACTAATTAAAAAAATGGTTGGAGTAAAACTGTATTTTCTTAAAAAATAACCACACCAATTACATCTAACCTGTTTTTTGCAAATTTTGGAGAAAATAATATTGTGTAAAAATGATTTTGCACAAGAATTTTTGTGCATTTTTTTCATCCAAAATTGGAAAATTCACAAAAATATGGTTGGTGCTAAATGAAATTATTAGAATTATTAATCACACCATTTACATCTAACCTGTTTTTTTCAAAAAATTGGAAGTTGGAAGAGCCTTCGGAAAAAAAAAATGCACAAGAAAAAGCTGTGCATTTTTATTTTTGGTCCCCCTTTCCTCGCTCAATTTCTGACAAAAAAATATATGGTTGGTGTAAAATATAGATTATTGAATATTTAATTACACTATTATCGTGTAAATGGAAAAAATTAAAATTGATTTAAATATAAATATTATTAACATACTAATAAAAATGAACGAACTATATGAAAGATATATAATTATATTCACAGACCTTCTAGAGAAAGATATTATGGATAATTATCTATTAAATAATAGAATAAATAATATAAGAAATCATAGCAGATATCATATAACGAATGAGTTGTTGGATGATTATTATAGCGAAGAAATCATATCAAAATTATACGATGATGATGAGATACATATTGATTCTGAAAAAGAAACTAACACCTATTATATTGGAGATGTATATAAAAATCGGTTGAAACACGATGAACCAATATTAATACATACAAGTATTTCACCAAAATTTCTTTTAAAATATAAATTTGAAACAGTTGAATTCTTTTTAGAAAATATGGAATACATGGAATCTGGTTATAATAGTCTTTATAAAAACATAGAAATCTTTAAAACCGCTCCTGATTATGTTGAAACTGGTTCAATCATTTTAAAAACATATTGGTTGAAAATTATACAAAGGGTATGGAAAAAAATCTATAAAAAACGGATTGAATGGCAAAATAAATCAATGCACCCAATAGCACTGCGTCATAGAGAAATAAATGGTAGGAATATGTATGGACACGCTCCTACCATAAGAGGTATGTTATCACATTTGCAAAAATAGATTATACCAACAAATTATTTTTTACCTTTACAATAAGTATCATTATATAACACATTTGTGCAATAATCACAACTTTTAAAATGTAAAAATCCAGCAATAATATATCTTGTACCGCTTTGAATTTTAACACCTTTGTGTTTATTTTGTCCTGAAAAAACCAGGCAATCACCTTTTTCTAATGAAATATGTTTTTTTGTATCTAAAAAATATGTGCCTCCGCCTGAGAAGTCATCATTTAACGCAATAATAAAACTGAACTCAGAACCATCTCTATGAGCGTCAAGTTCTTGCTGATGTTTCATATCATATTTTGCAATAAAAATTTCAGTAATTCCAATATCGTTACTGTCTATATTATACATTTCTGCTATTTTTGGATATATTTTTTGCTTACAAATATTTTCAATATATGGGTGACATTTCCATTCATCTGTTATTAGATTATCATATGTAGGATATTCCTTATGTCTATTAGCAGTCCACCCATTTTTATTTCCATAATTTTCAGCCTCATTAATAATTTTATCACAATTGTCTTTCAATAATAATTTAGTTAATATATCATATTTTTCGTTGTCATACATTCTATATAATTTTTCGCAAATATTAGAAGAATTTGTAGGTATTATATGTCTATTTAAATTCGTAAAATAAATTGTAAAATATAATATGCTCCCAATTATGTAAATAATTAATATGATTAGCAATATATCAATTAAATCACAGTTGTAAATAAGGAAATTAATATATGGGTTCAATAAGTTCAACATATATTAATTTAATAAATTAATTTGGTAATTAAAATTTAGAAAATAATTCTTTCAAATGAGGAATATGCTCTTCGTCTATTTTATTAGGAAAAACAATATTAAATTTAATAATTAAAGAACCAACATCTTTTCCTTTTTTAAAACCCAAACCATCAATTTTTTTCACTTGATTTGGAATAAGAACATTTTGTATATTATTAATAGCGTATTTTTTACCGTTAATATGTTTAAATTCAAATCCAAACCCGCATAGAGCATCTATTAAGGGTACACTAACGTCAATCTCTAAATTTAATTTATCACGATTAAAAATATTATCTTGATTAATAAATACTGTAAATTCAATATCCCCCTTAATAATATTATTAATATTATGACCTTCGTTTTTTAAAATAATTTTTTCTTCATTATCAATGCCTTGATAAATTTGAATAGAAATGTTAACATTTTCAATAATCTTAGTTCCAGAATCATCAATAAACCATCTTTCAATATCTATTTGTTTTTCTGTACCATTATAACATTCTTCAAGTGAAATATATACGGTTTTTATAATAGGTTCGGGTTTGCTAACACGTTGCTGTCTATGTTGATTTGGATTAATATGTTGTCCATTTCTAAATATTTGAATATTTGGTCCACCCATACCCATACCCATACCCATTCCACCATTAGAAAAAAATGGTGGAATTGCAAATCCTTGGTCATTGCTAGGTTGGGATGGATTTCCATTAGTATTATTGATGTTTGAAAATAAATTAGAAAATAGGTCTTCCATATTAATATTTTGAAATACTGCTTCCATATTGGGCATGTTAGCCATATTTGGCATATTTGCCATATTGGGCATATTCCCTCCATTATTAAATGGACTTTTTCGCATAATATCATATTGATGCCTCTTATCAACATCACTTAGTGTTTCATATGCTTCATTTATTTTTTTGAATTTTTCTTCTGACGCTTTATCATTTGGATTACGGTCAGGATGATGTTTTAATGATAATTTACGGTATGCTTTTTTTATTTCATCAGGGGTTGAATTCTCTTGTATTTCTAATTCCGAATAAAAATTATTCATAATTATTGAAACACTTAAATATAACTATATTAATTTATTTAAATTGTAATTATGAACCAATTATTAATTAATAAATATAAGCCAAAAAAAATAACTGATTTTAATTTTCCTAAAAATATTGAAAATTTAATAAACACAATAATTAATACAGAACAATATAATATTTTAATCACAGGTAACCATTCAGCAGGAAAAACCAGTTTAATAAAATTGATAGTATCAAAATATTATGATATTCCAATAAAAGATGATAATAATAAAATAGACACGCTAAATAATAATATATTATATGTCACACCATTAAAGGATGTTGGTATACACAATTTTAGAAGTGAGATAAAGATTTTTTGCCAATCATATTGCACTATTAAAACAAAAAAGAAATTTGTAATAATAGATGATATTGATTTAATGAATGAACAAATACAACAGGTCATGCGAAATATTATTGACGTTTATAAGAATGTATTTTTTATTTGTTCTTGTACAAATAGCTCAAAGGTCATTGATAATTTACAATCTCGATTATTTATATTGAAACTCCCTAACACAAATAATGAACGTTTGAAAATGATATATGATAGAATTAATAAAACCGAAAATTTTAATATTGCAAATAATGAAGTAATTGATGTTTTAATAAAATTATCTAATAACTCTCCCGCTGTGTTAATAAATTATTTAGATGTATTTGTTCTTTTAGACACTAAAATAACCAAAACCATCATGCTTGAATTGTGCACAACAATCAATTTTTCATTATATGATAAATTTTTTGATTTACTTGAACAGCATAATATTAATGAATCAATCAAATGTTTAATGGGTTTTACAGATCAGGGATATAGTGTAATGGACGTATATGATTCAATGTTTAATTATATTAAATATTCAACAAAAATAAACGAAGAAACCAAATATGTTATCATTCCAATAATTTGTAAATATATTACGATATTCCATGAATTACACGAAGATGAGATCGAATTAGCATTTTTCACAAATACAATTTATAAAAAAATATGTAAAAAAATATAAAAATGCATTTTTTTCTCTACTGTTATAATATGACTTGTCTAGAAAAAATACTATTTATTATTGTTATTTTTTTAATTGTGACTACAATAAGCATTTATGTATTTCAATTGTATAGCGATGAAGGTTTTACCTCAATGGAAGAGCAAATTCAATCTCATTGTAATCGTATTGATGATGAAAATAATTTAATACCTCCTCTAATTTCAATCGGAAAAAATAGTGAATTAGCAAAACACCCTCTGCGAGATTTTAATATAAAAACTGCATTTAATTGCTGTGCATTGGACACAATGACTGATAGTTACGTTGATACTTGCGCTTTGAAAAATTGTCTGACCCAAGGAGTTAGATGTCTTGATTTTGAAATATATTCCAGAAATAATATTCCGGTTATTGCCACATCAAATCGATATGACATTACGTCAACAAATACATTAAACCACGTAGACTTTAAAGACGCTTTAAAAGTAATTAATAGCACCGCTTTTGAGCAGGCGTTAGTACCGAATGCAAATGATCCATTAATAATACATATGCGAATAATGACTGAAAATTCTCAAATGTATGAAAAATTAGCTGACAATATTGATTCTGTAATAGATAAAAACCGATTATTAGGAGTTCAACACAGTTATGCTAATTACAAATCAAATTTTGGTGAGACAAAAATTGTTAATTTATTAGGTAAGGTTATTTTTATTGTAAATAATAATATAAATGTTTATGAAAGTACACGATTGTACGAATTTATTAATGCCTCATCTCAATCAGAATATTTACGATTTATGTATGTCAAGGATTTAAATAATTTTGATGCTATAAATGTTAAAATATATAATAAAACGAAAATGACTTTTCTTTTGCCTGATATCACTACAAATGGGGAAAACATGGATTCAACTAAAGGTCAATCGCAAGGAATTCAAATGATCGGGATGTCATTTCAAACACAGGACGAAAATTTAAATATCTATAAGAGTTATTTTGAAAATAAAAAATCTGCCTTTGTACTGAAAGACGATCACTTAAGAATTTCATTAAATGGAACTCAAGGTGCGGATGAAGATTATTTTAAATTAGAAGTGGAGTCAGGTATTGACAACAATGATGGTAACGATGATGGAGCAAATGAAACAAATAAACCTCAAAAAATTAAACAACCCGTTAGAAAAATATCAACTAGCAAAAATAAAAGAATTTCAGCAAATCAAGTTGAAAATGAAAAGGTTTTAGCCGAAATTAAACGACTCGAAAACCCAAAAAGCGTTAGACGAATGGTTGATACATTGAAAAAAGTTATATAATTTTTGTATTATTTATTATATATATCTATTATAT